GAGCCGATCTTCTCCCCCCGGCCGCTGTTCTCGACCCCGCGCACGGCTCGGCCTATCCGGCCCCATGACTCTCGGGATGCTCCGATGATTCTCCGCGTCATGCCGGGTCTCCGAACACGGTGCGGAATGCGGCCTTTTTGTACGGGTCGAAGTCGAGCGCCACGGGAGGCGTCCCCGGCGGGAGGGCGACACCGTTGGCCAGGGCGACGGGCTGTTTCACCGGCCGACCCTCGACCCCGAGGATGGCGGCCCGCTTCGTCCCGGTGCCGGTCGGAACACCGTCGGCCCCGACACGCTGGTTAAACCCCATGTCCCAAGGCTTGCAGTGCCATGTCTCTTCCTTGTACTCCAATTCGTAAGTCACCTCCCAGTAGCGGGCCGCGGTTTGCGTGGCTCCGGAACTGACGATGACGACCTTCTTGGAGAAGTTGGAGATCGAACATTTCCATGTGTCGGGAAGACCGTAGGACGCAAACACTGGCCAACTGTCCGAGTTGGTCTTGTTCACTACGGCATTCATCGCGGCATCAGCAAGATCAAGCGAAGAGTAAGAGCGGACGAGCGAGTATCCGCGGTAGCAGAGATCGCGCTCCATCCCCTCGAGCGGGTCGCCTGCGCTGTTCACCAGGATGTTTCCGTTCTGCTCTTTGTAGAACGGAACGGTGACGTTCACCCCGCGGCCCGACCACACATCCATCGGAAGCCCGTTGGCCGGGTTGATGTCGATGATCGGCACGAAGTACTGAACCGTAACAGCCCACAGCAGACCGGAGCCGTCGGCCGCGGCGTAACTCCACTTCATCGCCTTGCACGAAGTGAACGACGGGTGAGCCGTGCCGTAGGCCACGCCGGGGGCCGTGAGGATCGCGGCCACGCTGGTCGTCGGCGGCGGTGCATCGACACGCACCAGCCACGTTTCCGACAGGTTATGGGACTGCCGAAACTCACCGTCACCGGAGGCTTTGTTGGGCGTGTACTTGGTTGCGATGACGGCCATGATTTATCCCGCGAAGGAGAGCTCCTCGATGTCGAGGCCCATGTCCTCGGTGTTGTCAGCGATCCGCTCGGTGGCCCGAGCCGTCCGCTCCGCAGCGTCTTCCGTCTCGCCACGCATCAGGCGGAACATTTCTGCTATGCCTTCCTTCGAGCGGGAGTCGACGGCCTTGAGCTCCTGGTTGACGGCGGTGACACCGGCAGCAACACCAGCGGCGACCCCGCCGCCGGCAATGGTCGTCTTGTTGGCAACGTCCATCTGCCCGGCCGACAGCCTCGACTTTGCCAGGGCCGCGTCGAGGGCTGCCGTCAGAGGGCCAGCCCCGCCGCCCCCGCCACCCGAGCCGAAGGCGTTGGAGAAGTTCTCACCGGCCAGGGCGAAGTTCCCGCGGGCGCTGACGGCGATCCTCTCGGAGAGCTCCTTCGCGGCGCTGGAGAACAAGCCGACGATTCCCACCGCCCCGGTCAGGACGGTCTGGAACATCGCCGTCCAGGCTCGACCCACGCCGGCCATGTAGGAGGCCGATCGGCTGATCATCTCCGCCACGTTGCCCCAGATGGCCCCGATGCTGCCGACGAACTCCCACACACCAGTGAGCCCGGAGATCAGGAAATCGCCTACGCCGGCCATGTAGCGGGCGGCCTCGATGATGCCCTCCCCGATGGCCTGGCCGATGTTGGTTCCACCCATCGAGCCGACGAAGTCGGTGAACGTGGTGGCGATCGAGGTAATCGACGGGGCGAGGTAGGCGGTGATCTGCTTGACGATGCCGCCGATGGCCGCGTGGACCTTGCTGAACGAGTCGTTCATGGCCTCGACGTCCCGGCCCTGGGCCCCGGTGAGGGCCATCCCGAACCGCTGCGCCTCCTCGGTGGCCTCCCGGATTGATCCGGCCCCGCCGGCAAACAGGGGGAGCATCTCGGCACCGGCCCGGCCGAATAGCCTCACCGCCGCGGCGGCCCGCTCTGCCTCGGTCGGGAGCCCGGCGATGGCATCGGTGATCGCGGAGAATCGCTCCGCAGAGGACTTCCCCTGGAGATCGGCCAGCGAGAGGCCGATGGCCGAGAACCCCGCCTGAGCGGTTGCGGAGCCCTGGGCGGCCTTCACGAATGCCACATCGGCTTTGGTCGCGGCCTTCCCGATGACGTCCATCGAGACCCCGGCGAGGTCGCCAGCGTGGGCCAAGCCGGCAAGCTCAGAGTAGGTCATCCCGAGGCGGGCGCTCATCTTGCTGGTGGAGTCGATCACCTCGGCTTGGGCCTGGCCCACACCCACCAGGGAGCGGGCGTAGCTCATGGCGGTCGACGCCACGGAGCCGAGCAACTGCGCCCCGGAGATCGCGTTCAGCAGCTGCATGCCGCCGCGGAGCCCGGCAACATCCTTCTGGAGCCCCTTCAGGGAGGAGCTCGCCTTCGACACACCGGCGGAAAGCCCGGAGCTCGAGGCGGTGAATATCGCGGAAACTTTGCCGATGCCGGCCATATCAGATTCCTTGGGCTTCCATTTGGGCTGCGAAGAACGGGATCCGTCGCAACTGGGCTTTCAACTCCTCTTCGGTCTGAACCGGGGCCCGATAGCTCGGCAGGAACTTTTCCTCGAAGTCAGGCTCGACCTTCGATCCCGCCGCGGCCGCGGTCACCGCCGCCAACTTCCCTGACCTGGACCACTCGTCACCGAAGGGCTCGACGCGCCAGAAGGCCATCCACCATTTCAGCTGTCGGAGCGTGATCCGCTTCGACAGCGCCTCGACATCCCACTCGTGACAAGCCAGGGCCAGCCTCCCGAGAAATAGGGTCAGGGGCTGGCCGCGGATTTTTCCGCCTGGTCCTCGATCTCCGTGTCGTCGACCTTGAGGAGCTCGATCCCGACCTTCCACACCTCGAGGAGCCCGTCGGGCTTCCACGCTGCTAGGGTCGGGACGTCGGCATCAGTGAACAGCCGCTTGCCTGCTTCGTCGCACAGGAGCAACGATGCCACCTTCGCGCGCCACGGGGCCGGCTGGCCCTTGTTGGCCTCACAGAACATCGACCACTCGTCGTAGGCCTGGGCGGTCGGATCCAGGAGGAAGACATCCCCGCCCCACGCGGCGACATGGAGCCGCGTCGGGGGGGCAGTCTTGTTGGCCTCGAGGCCGAGGAGATCGTCGCGGGTCAGCATGGTTACCCCATGAATTGAAACTGGTACGAACCTTGGATCAGTTCACCGGCAGAGCCGACACGCTGGACGTTTGCCAGTTGCGCGGGCCAGCTGGTCGTGGTGCCGGCGATCGTGAACGACAGCGTTGCCGAGAGGCCGATGTCGGAACGGGCGAAGGGGGGATTCCCCCAACACCGGAAAGAGATCGAGCCTGGCTCGATCATGGTGATCTCGACCTGGCGGATCACTCGCGTGTTGCCACCGCTGCCGACGATCGTGGCGGTGGCCCCGGTGGTGTCAGTCGGGGACGCTGCGGAGTATTGCTCGTCGAATCCGATCAGCCCGCCGAGCGCGACCCCGCCGAACGACACGGAGACGTTTTGGGCAGATGGGATTGCGGTCATGGACCGTCTCCCATTCAGCCAGAGATCTTGAAGGTGGCCGTTCCCTTGACGAACTCACCGACGGCCCCGCCCTCTTCGACATCGGTGCAGAAGGCGTTGCCGGTGATCGCCAGCCCGGAGCATGAGATCGCGTACTTGGTGCCCTTGGTCGGGGGGTTCTTGCCCCAGTATTCCAGGCTGACTTCGTCGCCATCTTTGAGCGGCTCGGCCTGATACACCCGCAGCGAGTCGGCGGCCTGGGCGCAGTCCGAAACGTCGACGAGCGGGCGGGACTCTTTCCGCTTGATGTTCGTGCCGCGGAACTCGATGGAGTTGAAAGTGAACGTCAGCCCCTGCATCGTGTCGATCACTGCGGGCACTGCGGGCATTTCATTCTCTCCAGCGGATGAAGATTTGGATCTCGATCACGAAGTAGGACGGCAGATCCTGCCCATCGGTGAGGTAGACGGCCGTGCCGTCTCGATCACTCCCAACGTGCACGTGGTCGATGATGGCCCCATAGGCAGTGCCGGTGAAGTTCTGGACCGCACCGACGATGGCGTCGGCCACGGTCCGGGCCGATGTCCATGTGGACCCGCACACCTCGAGCGTGAACTCCCCATCCGCGAAGCCCGTCAGGCCGCTCGTCTGGAGTGGCCGCTCGGTCGATTCCCGGGAGTAGACGACGAACGGCAGGGCCGCGGATTCCGACACGGCCACCGGCCAGGCCAGAGCCCCGGCGGTGGTCTCGATCGTGGCCTTGAGCCATGCCTCGGGCGAACTCATTCAGCCTCCCCGGCCGGGTCGGCCTCGATCACGCCAGCGGCCAGGAGCTCGGCCAGGAGGGCGGCATCGACGAAGAGGGCATCGCCGGGTACGTAGGGGCCCCAGGGAGCGGTGAACTTGACGAGGATGGATTCCATGATGGATCTCCTGGTGGTCAGAGTGCGGCGCGGCGGGCTGCTTCCTGGGTGGCCCGCTCAAGGCTCACACCCATTTCGATTTCCATGTTCGACAGGATGCCGGACCGCTTGGAGGCGAGCGTGTCGCGGAGCATGTGCTTCGGGGGCATCGTGCCGGTGGAGCCCTGGCCAGCGCTGAAGGAGTTGCCCCGGATTCCCTTCCGGCGGCGCGGCTTGCTGCCTTGCTCGACGAGGACCGAGTGGTCCCCCTTCTGGTTCTTCTTCTTTCCCTTGCGGGAAAACCCGACGATGCCCATGGCGGTCCCGCGGAAAGCCTCCCCGCCTCCGCGGGAAACCTTGGTGCCGAACTTCACCACGGTCGTCACCGATCGCCGTAGGTTGCCGGTGGCCCCTCGCGGGGTCGCGGCCTTGAGCGCCGGCGTGAAGGGCTTGATCGATCGCCGGATAGCGGCCTTGAGGTGCTTCCGGGCCAGCGATCCAGGGAGCTTGGCAAACGCGCGGATCAGGTCGTCCAAGTCCCTGTTCGACTTGTCCGAAAAGAACGCAGAGAAGAACAGGCCAGGGGCGCTCATGTCTTTTTCTCCGCGGCCTGGATCGTCTGCTCGGGATCGGCGTCATCCCCGACGACCGAGGACACCACCAGGATCCGGCCGAGCCGGCTTTCCCACACGATCCGGGATGAACCGTCGAGGCCTGGGACCGATGGCACCACGATCAGGTAGGAGGCCTGCCCGGAGGTCTGGCCCTGGTCCTGGGATTCGCTGTAGCCGATCTGCTCGATCGATCCCCGGCGGCGGGCGATCTTCACCCAGGAGATCGAGGAGATCTCACCGACGGCGTTCCGCGTCTCGACGGGCCGCTCGAAACGGAAGGTGTGCGTCTTGTTGCCGGCGGCGGTGCGGTCGCCCATCAGTAGGCTCCGGTGATGGAGATCGACGCCAGGAGCGTCTCGATGCCCATGGGGAGCTCGTTGACGCTGCCGGGGACCACACCCTCGCGGTGCTTGAACCCGTGGGCGACGTAAAGCAGGATCACGGACTCGGCGGCGGGCTCGATCCGGCCGCCAGCGGGGGGCCCTGCCCAGAACGTCACCACGAGCGGGGCGTCATCGTCGAACGTCGGCCAGGTGGTGAACCGGATCACCGCCGGGGTGGAGTCGGAATCGATGGAGTAGGTGGCCGGGTTGATCGCCACTCCGCCCACGGTGATGGCCAGCGGGTGTGTCCCGTCCACCAGGAGAGGCGGGAGCGGAATGCGGAGCTCGTCGCGGTGGTGGTAGTGGTGATGCCAGAGGCCGTGATGGTGGCCGTGGTTGTCGAGGTCACCGACGATGGTGGCCCGGAACTGCCGAGTTGCCAGCGTCGTCCCGAGGCGCTGCTCGACCAGCCGGCGGCCGGTGGAGATCAGCCGCAGCAGGAGAGCGTCGTCGTCGGACTGCTCTGGCAACAGCCCGACCTGGCCCTTCGCTGCCGCGAGGGACACGGGCTCGACCTCAGGCTCGTTGAGTTGCTTCAGGGAGCGGAGCTTGAGCATCGGCCCTCCGGATCACTTCGCGGCGCGTTGGATGTGCTTGGGCTTCGGGGCATCGGCTCGCTCGACGGGAAGCTCCGCCGGCTCGGGGGTGGCGACGAACGTGGCCAGGCCGCAGTCGACGAGGTGGCGGGCCATCGCCTCGGGGAGTTGGACGACGGCCCCGGCGGCGTGGTCGCCATAGTCCTGGCGGAACTTGATCGAGACGGTCGGCATCGGAGAACTCCGGAAAGGGGGGCGGCCGGGCGAGGGGTGAGCCTCGCCCGGCCGCTGGAGACGGGCGGGAGTCAGGGGCCAGGGGATCAGGTGCCCTGGAGGATGGCACCGGCGTAGGACGGGTCGTGGTTCGCCAGGCCGAAGCGGCCGTGAGCGAGGTAGACCGTCTGGTTTTCGCGGGCCTTGAGCTCACGGAGCGGCGTGACCGAGAGCTCCTTCCGCATGGCGATCGCGGTCGTCATCTTGAACGCCCCGTAGACCGCGAGGACGTTGGCCGGGAGGAGGTCCGACTTGTAGACCGGCACGCCCCACACGGTCGGGATGGGAGCCCCGCCGCCGACCATCGGCTGGACGAACCGCGTCCCCTCGAGGGCGAGGAGTTGGCCCCAGCCGGCACCGCTGACGACCCAGGCGAAATCGCCCATGACCATCGGATCGATCGAGCCGATGACGGTCCCAACGTTGGCCGCGGAGATCACCGAGCCGGCCGCCACGGTGGCCTTCCGGCCAGCGGAGATTCCGGCGTAAAGACCGGCGATCGAGTTGCCGACATGGCCCTGGAGCCAGACGGTATCCGCGAACTTCGCGAAGCCGTTGCCGATGGCCTGCGTGACGTACCCGGCGACATCGAGCGGCGAGTCGTCGAGGAGGTTGTTGCTGATGTCGACTTCGGCCTTCGCGTCGAACACCGTCAGCGAGACCTTCGACGTCGTCGGATCCTGCGCGGTGGGCGCGGTGTTCTCGGCCACGAAGTCGGCGGTCACCAGGCCGAGCTTAGGAACGTCGACCGTCCGGCTGTTCGTCGCGATCGTCGTGGCCAGCTGGGCCCCGATGGACTGCCGGTTGATGATGTTCACGATTTCGTTGTACAGGTCCGTCGGCGGGTTGAACTCGGGCCCCGCCCCGGCAGAGCCGGTCTCGGAGAGCGCCCGGGCCTGGACCGTGCCATCGCGGAGACCGCGGAGGTACTGGGAGATCCGAAGCAGACGGGCCTCGTCGGAGTATCGCGAACCGCCGAACTGGGCCAGCTGCTGGGCCTTCGCCTTCTCCGGATCGTCGGAGCCTCGATGCTCGGCCACGTTGCTGGCAGCGGTGCGGAGGCGGGCAAGCCGGGCGTCGGTCGCGTTCTCCCGCTCGAGCTCGACCGCGATGGAGTCGGCCCGGGCTTCGAGCTCACCGAGGCGGCCGAGGTTGTCGGCCTGCTCTTGGTCGCTCTCGGGGGCGGCCGATCGGAGAGCCTCGATGTCCGTGTGGATCTTCGATGCCTCGTCCTGGAGCTTGCGGCGGTTGCTGACGGGATTCATCGGGGATCTCCGTGGGGCGGTGTGCGGTGTCGACGATGACGCACGATCACGGAGAATCCGATGTCGGTGAAGTTGCCGGTGGTAACGTACAACCGACTTACTTCCGGCACCCGCACGGGCAGTCCTTTTCACATCGCATCTCGATCCGTCCGTCGGGCCGATAGATGCCGCCCTGGCATTTCCCCCCGCATCCACACTTCCCCGGTGCCGGTGCCGGTGGCGGCGTCGGAGCCACCTCCGGGGCGAGGCTGGCGTAAGCGGCGGCGACGGCCGCGGCGGCGCGTGGGGGCTCGCGGTCGATCTCCGCCGGGTCGGCGGAGAGGCTGGCGAGAAAGGCGAGGAGGGAGCGGTAGAGGGTCATCGGGTTGTGCCTTCATCGGCGGGCTTCTCCGGAGCGGGCGATCGCCGCTCCTTCTCTGCCCGCATGTCCGACTTCCAGACCTCGAAGCCTTCCTCGCACAGCGACGGCGGCCCGCCTTCTTCGTTGGGCACATCGCCGCGGCATTGCGGGCAACCGTCGTAGTGCCGGGCGTAGCGCGGATAGCGGACTCGCGTATCGAGGTCTGAGACCTTGCGATCGAGAGCCGCCAACGTCCTTGGGATCAGCCCGGCCGACTGGAGCCGCTGGTCATGGTTGGCCAGCTTCGCTTCGATCTTGTCGATCCGATCGATGGCGGCGCTGAGCCTGAGTCGCTGTTGAAAAGGGAACAGCCCCAAGGCCGCCGCTCCGACCAAGAGCGACACGACAATGCATCCGGCGGCGATGACATTGAGCCAGTCGATCACCGCTGGATTGCTGTTCTTCATCACCAGCCCTCCCCATGATCTACGACACGGTGCCCGTCGGCATCAACCGCCGGCGCGTGAACAAGCTGCCGGCCGTCGGCCTGCGGAGGTGCGGGCTCGGCAGCCATCGCCATCCACAGCCCGAGCCGGGCGGCGATCCGGGCCAGCCGGCCGACGGCGGCGAGGACCGGACGCTGCGGAGTCGGGTTGATCGGGCTCGACGGCGAGGAGCCGAGCCACCAGCCGAGGGCGAGGGCGACGAGGACGATGGAGACGAGCTTGCGATCGAGGATCATGGCGGCCTCAGGGGGCGAGGGAATAGACGCTGGCGATGATGCGGGCGGGTTGCGGAGATTTCGCAAAAACTTGCATTTTTCGTGAATCGCTCGGAAGCGTTTCGCTGCTGATTTCAGCGGGCTCCGACGCTTCTGCCGGCGCAGGGGCGGGCTCGAACCACTGGCCGTTGTCGAGGACGCGCCACTTGAAGCCGTCGACGCCGCCGATAGCGAAGCAGTCGCCCTGGTCGAGCGCGGCCTGGATGTTCTCGCGGCTGGCCCAGAAGGAGCCGTCGGGCTGGTCGGCAGGCCACTTCGGCCCCTTGCACCAGTTCTCCGACCACGAGTTTTGGATCAGCCCGCCGTCGCGCGGAGAGCCGTTCTTCTGGTGCCGGACGGCCCAGCACAGCATCGCGTGACTCCAAGGCGTTCCCCTGGAAAGAAAGCCATCGGAGTCCCTGACGGGCATCGTGCGATCGGCCCGGCCATAGCCGACGTTGCTGCACAGCACCACCGGCGAGCCGCGCTCGATCGCCGCGCACAGCTCGTCCCAGGTGTTGACCTGAGCGACCGCAACCGCCTTGACCTTGTTCGCCTCGCGGGCGAGGGCGATCGGCACACCGTCCCGGCCCCACTCGATCGACCGGGGGATCGAGTAGGTCGTGAGATCGACGGAGCCGTACTTCTCGCGGTACAGGATGCCGCCGACGGTCGGGTCTTTGCACTTCCCCGAAATCCATCGGGCGGCAGCGCCACCATAGGAGCCGTCCCCGCCGGTGTTGCGGCCGATCGGCGGGAGCCGCGCGGCTGTCCTGCTTCCGCCGTAGATCGGCTCCGTGCTCACTTCCGGGGGCGGGCGGGCCATCCGGCCCTCGACGAAGTCGACCGACTGAGCCGCGTAGCTACCGAGCCCAAAGGCAAACGAGACGCAGGAGCCGTGGTTGCCCTGGTCCCACGACTTCCACGGGAGCCCGTAGAACGACTGGTGAGCCTTGTTCGTGTGGCGATAAAGGAAGGTGTCGACGCCTTTGGCTTCGGCCATCGCCTCGCCGGCAGCTGCGGCGAACGTCGGGCGATCCAACTCGGAGAGGAACTCCCGCGTTCCTTCCGGGTCGGGGCGGTAGCCGAACCGGCTTTCCACCCCAGCGGCGAGCCGGTGCGTGGCCCGCTCGACGAGCGCGCCGAGGATGGCCGCGAAGACGACGAAGCCGACGGCGGACCATGACCACATCTGCTGGCGGCGCGTCATCGGGTCGCCTCCCGTGCGGCCTGGGCGATGCTCTTGAACGCGTACACCCAAGCCGACCGCTTCTTGGCGTCCACAGGCCCGCCGTCGGTGCCGACTTCGGCATCGAGATAGCGTTTGATCTCATCCTTGACCGCTGGCTGCCGAGCCCCGAGCGACACGCCTTCGCACCGCAGCTCCCGAGCGGCGCGGCGCAGATCGTCAAACGCGGCCCCGGTGCGGAGGCGCGGCTCCTTGGGTCGTCCTTCCTGATCCTGCGGAAGCCCGTCCCACTGGATCTTGTCGGCCAACTCCTCGAGCAGAGCGGCCGTGACGGCAGCATCGGCCGCGGCGTCCGGCCCGACGAATCGTCCCCGGAGATCGAGCCCGACGACCGGCGCGGGGCCGGGGGCGGGGGGCGGCGTTCCATTTTCCCGAATCGAGAACGCGATCATCGCGCCGGCGGCGAGGATCGCCAGGAGCGTGAGCGGGTGCGGGCCGCCGCCTCCTGCCGCTGCCCCTGGCATCCCCAACGGCATGATGCCGGGCGGAATGATGGGCGAGAGTGGCGGCAGTTGCGGCAGCGCGGGCGCGACCGCTGGGCGGGTGCAGAGAAGGTAGGCCACCGCAGCGGCGGCGAGGACGAGGGCGGTCGTCATGCGACGGGCTCCGGGGCGGCGGCGCGGGTGAGCGTCAGGATCTGCTCGAGAGCCCCGCCGGCAGCGGCCAGCACCAGGGCCCGAACCGCCGGCCGGGCCAAGATCCAGAAGGGCTGGAGGTAGAGCGGGACCGCGAAACCGGCGACGGTGTCGAACAGGTTGCCGATCACGCCGAGGGCCCAGGCCTTCTTTGCCGGGCCATCGGCCGGGATCTCCTCGAGGCCGGTGACGGCCAGGCGGAGGAGCTCGACGACGAGGGAGCCGAACTCGCTGACGGTCAGACCGTTGGCGGACTTCAGCCGGGCGCTTGCGACGAATGCCAGACAGGCGGCGGTGAGCTTCTGTTCCGGGTTCATCTCTTGCGTCTCCACAGGTCTCGGGCCGGAACAGCCACGCGGGCCGCTGCCCCGCAGGTGCATCGCAGATACTGAACCGCGGAATCCCCGCTCCGCTTCGAGGTGCGGATCTTCATCCGTTCACCACACCGGCAGCGGTGGTCAGAGCCCATTGGCTTTCATCCTCGCGAGGGCGGAAGCCGCTCGGGCCCCGATCAGCGCGTCGAGCTTCTTCCGATCGGCGGCGGCCTTGCGGATCGCGTCGGCCTGGTCGTCGGCCTCACGCTCGACGATCTGCCGGCGCTCGGCCTCGGTGAGGTTGGCGGCAGCGAACAGGTCACGACGGCGGAGGGCGACGGTCGAGCGGGGGTAAGCCGGGCGCGTCACCACCGAAACGTCGTAGAGGCCAGAGACGCGGTGGATGGTGCGGGTGATGTTGCCACGCTCGTCGGTGGCCCATGTCTCGTGCTTCGGGTCGGCCCGGACCGTGAAGGCGAAGCTGCTGCCGGCAACGTATCCGCCCCGGATCAGCGTCAGGTACTCGTCGACACGGCCCGACGGCTGGGGCGGGCGGCCTCGGTAGTCGAGCCCTTTGTCTCCTTCGGCCAGGTCGAGCGTCTTGTTTTTTGTCCGTCCGAGGGGGAAGGACTCGTCGTGATTCCACGCCAGGACGACGTCGAGCGATCGGCTCTTGAGGACGTCAGCGAAGGCCCCGCGGTCGAACTTCTCCCGGAAGCCGAGATCCTCGCTCCAGGAATCCCACGGGGGGGCCATGCCAGAGATCGTCGGCGGGCCGTCCTCTCGCTCCTCCACGCCAACCGGGGCGAGGTCGGCCACCAGGAACCGGGTCTCGATCTCGTCACCG